TCGGCGATCTTTTCTTCGGCGGTGGTCACCACACCCTTGGCGGCGGCAGTCAACCAGCCCAAAAGCTCAAAAAGCACGGGCGATGGCGGGTTAAACGGCATGGGCATGGCCATCTTGCGCACGTCATCAACGCCGGGGGCTCCCTCAATCTCCACAACCTGCGTCACTTCGATCTCTTGGGATTGGCCTGAGATCTTTCCGCCCTTGAGCTTCAGGAGCGTTGCAGCGTTGTTGATGTGGGCAGAGTCCAACAAGGCCCGCAAAGAGCCTGTAAGGGCCGCTGAGAGGCCTCCAATGAGCTGTGGCAGGCCAACTGCGTATGCACCGCGCCATGGAATAAACTTAAACTCAATAACCCAGTCCAATTTGGTGAAGGTGTCGTCGCCTTCCTCCCAGTTTCGGTACAGGCCGATCACCTCAGACGACAAATCGTCAATCATCATGATGTACGGGGCCGACTCGCCCTTAGTCAACGTGTCGTCTTCCAGCTCCAGCCATGTGTAAATGTGGTAGACGCGGCGCAGACCGTCTTCGTTATCGTTTTGAGACTTGCCCTCAATTTTGTTCGTGGCCTTTTGAGCAGCCGTCATGTCGGGGTCCATGGTCGCCCGCGAAAAATCAGTGTCCTTGTACAGGCCCGAGGCTACGCGCTTCTTGTAATCCCAGTCAGAGATGTCATCCACCTCGGTGAAGCGCTCGGACGTGTAGAAGCTGCCCGCTGCGTAAGGCAACAGCACGTTGTCGATCGGCAAAAACTGAGCGCACGGGCGGCGCTTCTTCTCGTCGTACCAGAGCTTGAGGTACTGGGAGCCGCCAAGCGGGAGCTGAGTCAGCATTTGCTCCTGCTCGTCGCGGAACTCCTCAATCTGCTCGGTCAACTGCCAGTTCATGAAGTCGCGTTTGCGCTCGGCAATTGATGTTTTGTCCTCTGTGACGTCGCCCAAAATCTTGGTTTTGGTTGGGCCGTCAGGTGGAAACATCTCTTTGATGGCGCGAGCGGCAAAGTCAATGCAGGTCTCGGCCATCACGGGGTGAACAACCTTGGATGCGCCGTTGAAGTTGGCTCCGCCGGGCGCATCGTTGCCCATACCAGTGCGTTTGATGCCCTCTTCATACTGCTTGTCGCGCTGCTTTCGGGCCTCCTTGTCCTTTTCGATCAGCTCAATGTAGCGCAGCGCCATGCCGCTCAACTCGTAGTCGTGGATCAGGTCGCTGTCGGACAGGTTCTGGTAGAAATCCTCGTCCTCCATCGGCCCCTTGGTGTTCATGGTCACCACGACACTACCGTCGGGCAGCTCTTCCAGCTCAGACTCTTCCATCTCAGGCATGTCGACCACTTGGGCCTGCTCACCGTCCTCTGCGTCTTGGTCTGGGTTGCCGCCAATGAAGCGGTTGTACTCTTGGTCTATTGGAAACTGGGTTGCCATGTGGTGCTCACTTTATCGATGACAGTCCGCCGCGCTTATGGCGCTGGACTGGTGTTTGGTCAAACATGATGGCCATAGGCTTGGATGCCTTGGGGTTGGCCATGCCTTGGTAGCCGTATTCGCGCACAAGGCGCTCCATGTCGTTGGCATCCTGTAAGGGATGGGTGATGCCTTGGTTGTACTTGGCTGTGAATGGTGTGCGGTTGGACTCACGGGCCAACACGCGGAAGTCCAGCGGGTCCTGCGTGATGTCGTACAGGCTTGACGCCTCACCACGGTAGCGGTTGACGCCAAGCCCCGGCTCAGGGGACACCGCGCCGGGTTCACCCATGTAGAAGTACGAACGGTCCCGCACAGCGCCGGGTTCACTCAAGCGCTCGGCCTCAGCCCCCTTGATGCCTGAGCCGTACCGCGTTGGGTCGGTGAACTCAAGGTCTGGCCTGTTGCTGTAGTGAGTCAAAACCGATTGGGTTTCAGTTCCCTTTTCTGGGGTGATTAGCTTGCGCACATAGTCGGGCATGCCGCCCTTGTAGTCAGCGCTCAGGTACTCGGGAGGTAACAGGATGGCCTTCTGCGGGGCGTACTGAAAGCCTTGGAAGGCGTCTTCAATCGCCTTGGTGGCCATCTTGTAGCCCTCGGTGTCCCTGCGACGCTTGGACTCCATCTGCATCTCGCGCAACTGGGAGACTTCGGCCTTGAGCTTGGCGTTAAGCGGGGTGTAGTTGACCACGCTGTTCTGGCCACGGGTCTCAGCCGTCATGGCCAACTGCGCCAGCGGGCTGTACATCTGTTTATGGATGCCCCAAGCCTTCTCTTCGCCTGCGGGTCCAAACTCGTTGCCTCGGATAGCGTGGCCAAACAAGTCATGAACAGCCCGAAACTTCTCGTTCTCGTTAAGCCCGGTGCGGGGATCAACCCGGTTCAAGAAGTCGTGCGGGTCGCCGCCTTGGAAAACGTAAAGGTGGTCGTTGCCGTGGACGTCGCTGGCCATCTCCTTTGCTCCCTTGTAGTTGCCCTCTCCGCTACGGTGAAAGGACATGCTTACGGGCAGGCGGTCAAACTGGTCGCTGGTCTCTTTGGCCAACTGGCGGTAAGCCTTTTCCAGCAGGTCGTCATAGTTCTTGGCCCCGGCCTTCTCGAGGACGTCGGGCATGCTTTGAGCGTAGGCGTCAAAGATGGCGTTCTTGTACTGGGGCGTACCCTCGACTGCGGCCATGTGGGTGCGGCCAATGGCTGACTGCTTGGCCAAGCTGGATGCGGGCAGCTCAGGCGTCATAAAGTCTGCGCCGAACTGCTGCTTCGTGTAATCCTGCGCGGTTCTGAGAGCTTTGTTGGTTGGGGCGTTGATCAGCCCTGCCACTTCCTCATCCGAAAACTGTTTCGGAATTCGTTGTCCAGTTGAGCTTGGTCCTGCTCCGATAGCCCCTTGGCCTTGTAGTTCAGCCGCTTCTCTAACTCCTCGCGCACCGACCGTGCTTTGGTCAAGTGCTGATGGGGTGACTCGGTAGAACGGTCCTTCTTGTCGTGTTGCATATGCAGCTCCTGTTGGTTTCCCTGCCTGCGCAGTCTTCGCCTCTGTGGCCAGAGGGGGGATCTTACTTGAAGTTAAAACATCCGTCACCTTCTTTGCCGCGCCGGGTGCTTTCATCGCGCCCTTGATCATGGCGGTGGGACTGGCAAAACTCAGGGCCGTCTCCATCATGGGGCGGTCTTCGCCCGAGGTGACGTTGTACTTGTCCATCAAGTCCTTGACGTGCTCGGACCCAAGGAACGGCTTCTCACTGCCCATGCCAACTGCGCCAAGCCCCATGTTAAAAAGGTCAACGCCTGCGCTCAGTGGGTTGTTGGCCAGCACGCCACGGTTGAGCAGGTCCGTGACGGCGCGGGGCTTTTTTAGGCTGTCCACTTCTTTGCTGCCCTGCTCTTTAGCCATGTCCGCGAGAAGCTTGGCCATGATCTTGGCTTTGTCAAGGTTGCCGCCGTCGTCGCTGGAGCCAGCAAAGTCTGCGGCTGCCATGCCGCCACCATCAAAATGCTGAACCGCGCCACCCTCTTTGTACAGGTAGCCTTTGCCCTTGATTACGTCATCCATCACCTGCAAAGGATGCTGGCCCGTCTCTTCGGCGGTGCGCTTGATCATGCGCTCAAGGTTGTCGATGTACAGCTCGGGCTTGGTCTTCAGTGCGGTGACGTCGGCCGATCCGTACCAGCCCAGTGCTTGGGCCTCAGCGGGGCTGACGTCATGGCGCTTGGCCCCGCGTTGCCACAGGTCCTCAAAGCCTGCGTACTCGGACCCGGAAGGTGCAGCCTCCCAAAAGCCGGGGCGGTCCTTGGCTTCCTTCAGGGACATGCGGCCCTCGGCCACGTCCTTGCGCGGGAAGTGGGTCGCGATCACGTTGCCCTCTTCGTCCTTCTCGACCAGCTTGGATGCCAGCCAGCGGGGATCGCCGCGCTCGATGATGGGGCCACGCACTGCGTTGACGTCCACCGTGACGGGCTTGAGGTTGCCGAGGTAGTTGCGGTAGAACGTGCCAAGCTTCTTGTCTGGTGGCAGTGCGCCCTCGATGTCACCCGAGGCGATCTGCTTGCCACGGCTGAAGATGTCGCCCTGAGCCAATGAGCCGTAGCCCGGTGGCAGCTCGATGGGCGTGCCCTCTGGCATCTCTTGCTTGCCTCGTTTGATCTTGTTGGTCAGCAGGAATGCGTCATCGGGCAACTGGCCCGTCTTGCTCAGGTAGTGCAGGTAGGACCCCATCTTGTTCTGCTGGTCCACCGGGTTGCGCTGGGAGGCCGAAGCCAACTGCGCCATGAGGGTCTTGAATTCGTCGGGGCTAAGTCCAGCATCCATGGCCACCTGACGCAGTGGCTCAGTGCCGTACCACTCTTTTATGTTTAGGTCTTTGCCTTGATTGATCAGCTTGTCCACCTTCTTGCGGGCGGTGGGGCTGTCCAGCAGGTCTTGCATGCGCTCGGTGTAGGCGGGCGACTTCCCCTCAGCCCGGGCCTTGTCCACCTTGGTCATGCGGGGCAGGTCTTCCTGTTTCACGCCGGGGGTGTACATGCCTTGCGATCGGGGCATCAGGGGTAGGCCAGTGCCTTGGGGTGATGTCATGGGCGCTTGCTTGGCCTTCATAGCCTCCTCAAGCTTGCCTGCCGCCTTGGCTGCAAGGATCTCATCAGCCATCTTGCTGGCCTTGGCCACCGCCCCAGCAATGTCAGCAGCAGCTCCGGGCACGCCGCCCTTGCCCATGCGGACTTCACCACCCTTGGCAAAGTTGGCGACCTTCTTGTGCCACACATGCTCTCGGCCCTTGTACTGCAATGGAACACCAAAAGACTGGTCGTCAGAAACCGAATCGGTTCCGCTTTGGTTACGCTTGGGGTTGGTCATGCTCGACGCCTCTCAGTGGAATGTCAGCATCATAAACGCTGGCAGCCTGTGCGTCCACCCGGCGCTGAAACCACGCCTCAAGCTGTGAGCGAGTCCAGTCCATGTCAATGGGCTCACCCCAACGGCATATGACCTCGAAGCGATTGTCGCATGTTTCAACCTTGGCTGTATTCATGTTGACCTTTGGTGATTGTTTGAGCAAAGCACAGCCTTACCGTGGTAAAGACCAACAGTTCGCTCTGTGCTTGACGCTTGACCTTCGGAGCCATGTCGTCGCATCGCACTTACCCAGACTTGTTTCAACCGCCCGGCTCTAGGTATTCGCCCACCGCCCCTGCTCTGGCTTGCTCGTGTCACAGGGTTATTTAAGACTCCACCACCGACGTGCCGCATGATGTCCGAGTCGAAGCCGTGAACGAAAAAAGCCGTTACTACTGCACTGGGTCGTGTCCCCCCGAAGGAGGCCAATGCATGAGTAACGGCTCTAACCTGCTGCACACGACTGCAACGGCTCCATTGTGCCACAGCTTTTTCAAATTGCATAGGGGTTCGCCTTCCGTGTTCTGCCGCTGTCAACGTAGTCGTCCTCGTCCCAAGTGTCCTCGGGCGGTGGGTCGATGTCCAGCCACCCAGCGTCACGCAGGTAGCGCAGGGCTTGGGTGCAGGCGTCCACGAGGTCGTCGTGCGTGGTCTCAGGGAAGGAGCAGATCTGGCTCACAAAGCCCTCGGCCCAGTCCTTGACGTATCCCTTGCGGTTGTCCGACTCGGGTATCCACACCCGGCCACGGGCAATGATGTTGGACACGATGTTCAGGCGCTGAAGCTTGTCGGCTCTGCCGGGGTTGTAGGCGCGGACGGGCAGGTGGGCGCGTTGCAGGTCTTGGATCAGTGAGATGCCTGCGCTCTTGTCCTCGATCAGCAGCAGGTCTACCCTCTTGCGATCCTTGCCCTCGCCGAAGACCGTCTCGTACTCCTCGATCACCTTGGGGCGCAGGTCGGGGTACATCATGCGCTCCTGCCAGCAGTCAATCACCATGGCGCTCATAGGGCCGTCGGTGGGCTTGAACACGCCGAACGTGATGCAGGCGGTCGGGTCGTTCTGCGCCTTCTCTGAGGTCGCGACGTCGTAGCTCTGGAGGATGTACTCGAACTTGGGGAAGGCACGCCCGGCTGGCCACAGCTTGAACATATCCCGCTTGACGATGCCGCCCTCCTCAGGGTCGATGATCTCGGCGTAGATCTCCTGCCTGCCCAGCTTGGTTCCCTCGTAGGCAAGGATCTGCTTCTTGAAGTTGTCGGACAGGTTGCTGATATTTGCGTAGGTCGATGCGGTGGTCACCACCACGTCGTCACCCTCACGCCCCATCAGCTCAATGATCAGGTCCTTGGGTCGAGGGGTGGTGGTGCAGATCATGCGGGTGCGCTTACCAAGGCGCATGCCAAACTGGATCTGGTCCCACGCTTCTTGAATGTAATCCCACGCGGCTAATTCATCGCACCAGCCACCGTGGAACTGTGGCCCCCGGAAGCGCTCAGGCTCGGATGCCGGGATGCCCTTGATCAGCGACCCATTGGTCAGGCGCAGCTCGTGCGCGGTCTTGTTGTAGTCGGCCACAAGCGACTTAGGGATGATCGTCATCAGGCCGCTGTCACCCTCAAAGCATGTGGCTCGGACGTCAGCAGAGGTGGGCGCAGCCACCAGCCATCGCGTGCCGGGGTTCTCATAGGCCCACCAAGCGATCTGCTCGGCTGCCGTGCGGGTCTTGCCTGCGCCACGCCCAGCCAGCATGAGCCAGATCGACCACCACTCGCCCGGGGGCAGGGTCTGGTGGACGTGCTGGGTGTCAAACCACGCCATCCTCCATGACCAAGCAAGCCGATACTCGGGGCTGGCCAGCGCAAGGTGCTTTTGCACCTCCGGGTCAACCACGATCTCGGCTATGTCACTCATTTGCGTCGACCTGCCGCTTCAGCTCTGCGTTCTTGAGTATGGCCGCAAGGAAGTTGTCAGACTCCACTTGGATGTCCAGCCTCAGCGGGTTCTTGGGATCGCCGCCCATCTGCACCTTAGTCCCGTACTTTGCCGGGTTCCAGCAGGCCAGCAGCTTCAGCCGCGTCTCGATCTGGAGCTTCCTGTGACCAAGCATGTCCTCCTCAGTCACGGTCATGCTGTCCTCGTCCTCCCCAGCCCCAGAGCTGTACACCTTCTTGCGGCCAAGGATCGGCGTGTTGGCAATGATCAAAGCCTCCTCGGCCATGGCATCACAACCAGCCTCACGGGCGCGTGCGAACTGTCCGGAAAGACCGTCGATGCGCTCCAACCAATCGTAGACCGTCTGCCGCTTGGGCATATGCTCGTCCCCGCATATCTGAAGCAGTGGCTCTCCCTTACTGATGCGGTCACAGATCTCTTGTGCGATCTCTGGTGTGTACTTGCTTGGCCTGCCTGTCTTCTTTGGGGCGTATATAGGCGTATCAGCACCCTTGGCCTTAGCCTTGGGCTTTGGGGCTGCTGTAGCTCGTTTTAATGGCTTTGCGGCGGTTTCTGGCATGACCTTAGTCCTCGTCCGTTGGTATTGGGCGAATGGTAACCGTTTAATTGCCGGGTGACTCGCTGCCCTCGATCAGCTCTTGCTGCTCAGGGGCGCGGTACTGCTCAATCTTTGTGCCTGCGGTAAGTTGCTTGACCAAGTCGTCTTGTGATGCGACGCGGACTGTGAAGGTGCTGTTTGCAGCGTGGCTCAGGGCCTGCTGGCGCAAGTTTGCTTTGATCAGGCGCGTGCCTTGATTGCTCTGGACGATGTAAATGCGTTCTGCCATGGTGGCTCTCCGTGTTGTTTGGTAATCCCAGCCTCTTGTGCTGGTCGAAACCGATTCGGTTTCTCTTCGCTTTCGGATCGCTTGCAGTTCGCTATAAGTTGTTGATGGCTGGCCTCGAACCCAGCGCATAGCCCGTGCATGAGCCTGTTCTACCCACCGATGCCTCGGCCCACCTTATGGTGGATTAACTGAACTACACCAACACGGCTGGGGACTGGTGAGGAATTACCAGAGGTGGTGCAAGCCTTGCGGCGGAAACCACATGAACCAGTCAATCCCCATGCGTGTTAGCTGTTGGTGGCTCACATAAAGCAGTGTTTTAACACTTAGGCAAATTCAATTTCCCACACAACGGCGCTAACCCGTTACACCACCAACAAGACTGAAGACTGTTGCGGTTGCGATCCGCACAGAGCATCGGGATGAAGCGCCGTACACGTTGGTTTCGAACCCAGAGCGCGACTACATTCGCCATGACCGACTTCATACCTGCCAATCCTCAGACTTGTTGGCCCCCGTTTTGTCTGACGGTCGGGGGAACCGATTCGGTTTTGATTCGCTTAAATGATGTCAGGCATCAAACATGCTGCAATCAAAAACAGAGTAAACATTGTACCAATAATCCAGCGCTCAATCAATGATTCTTCACGCTGTTGGCTGGGTAATTGGCTCATCATTTCGTCGATCTCTTGACGGTTCATTCGTTGTTCTCTTTAATTTGTTTTTCTGCCCACAATGCGCCAGCACCAAAGCCACCGCTTGACCAAATTGCGCTTGTCCTTTGATCATCTGTCAACCCTACCCATGTGCGCTGTGCTGCGGGTGGGGTGGTGTAAAGGGGCACTGTGTATTTACCTTCAATAAAATGACGGGATAAGTACGCTCCAACCAACCAGTGGTTATCAACCTCTTGCAAAATGGTCGGAGGTGCCCATAGTTCACCACCCCAAATGATTTTTGCTTCTTCAGTCATGTGTTCTTATCCTTTAGTTTAGCTTCAGTCCAACGCACTGCGTATTCACGATCTCCAGTCGAACATTCTCCAGTTACAGGGTCAACATGGCTTTCCCAACAAGCCTCGTGAAACTCCTCATCCGTCAGCCCAACCCATGTGCGCTGTGCTGCGGGTGGGGTGGTGTAGAGCTTGTGCAGTCGCTCGTATTTTTCTAGGCTTGAGTCAATCTGCAACTCTGTCAGTAAATCAAGTCTGCCTTGACTGTTTCTCACTAACCAACCAATGTGCCCCGCCACAGGCTCTTGCACAGGTGCTGACTGTGCTGGTATGTAATACAAATTAACATCACCGCTGCCCTTGGCTGGCGGGTTGTTTATCGTCCACGTATTGGATTCGCAGTGCATCACTACGTCAGGCTCCTGCTCTGGCTGTGCCAAGGCTCCGGCAGCTTCTAAAATAAGCGCAATTGTTTCGTGATTTAGCTCGTGAGTTGCTTCTTCACGCAGCCGCTGAATCAATGCTTCTTTATTCATGATTGTTTCCTTGCTTGAGAGTCTTCGCACTCACGTTGCGGCAAAACAGAATTGCGTTTCCATGTGCAAGTGGCTTCTATTGCATACCAACCAAGCTGCTCCTTGTGGTCTTGGATTTCTTTTTGGTCAGGCCAGCCCAAAGCAAACTGCCAAGCATGATGCTCATTCATTGCAAGGCCAAGCCATCGCAGTCCGTCAGGTGCAACAATTACCCACGGGAACATTGGTTTTTCATGTTTAAAATTTGGTTGCTTGTTCATGCTTGTTCTCCTCTTGCTCGAATGGCGGCAGCGCAGGTCGAGTAACTAGCATCAATACGGCTTCCCTCTGATTCACACACCTTTGCACACGCCTCACGCTCTGCTGCTGCAATACTGCGCTCGTACTCTGTCCAATGCTCTTGTGTCCATGTTCTGTTACGCTCATCAGCACGCACTAGCGCGGCAAAGCGTTCAATTCTTTCTACTACATCTGACGGAGGTTTTAACCATGTACAGATTCCAGCCTCACGCGCCATCTCCATAATTTCACGTTTACGCCATGTCATATCCACCCCAGCCCTCTGCAAGCGGCCACGGTCAGGATGATGCAGCCAATGGTTTGGCCGTACCACCTGTGCGCGTGTGGCGCGACCCAGATGGTCCCAAGGACCACCAAAAATTGTGTATCGGTCATGCTGCCACCTCTTTGGCCAATATGGCTTGCAAGCCAGCCAGTAATTGCTCGGCCTCAGCACGAGTCAATGGGGTGTAAATGCTGGCGCGGTCCACTTGCAACTTGATCCACGCACCACCGTCTTCCCACTCGGAGACGTGGACATAAACGCCGCTCTCGGCACGGATGCTGGTTTCGATTTCGTTTGTCATGATGCTCTCCTCAGATAAATTGGATGTAGGTGTAGCCAGCCTGCACAAGCAGGGCGCGGAACTCAAAGCCGTTGCGCTGCTCAATGGTGAATACGCTGATGCGGCCATCCTTGACGGCTTGGACTTTTTTTGGGTACACGGCCCGGTCTGTGGTGTAGTCTTGCAGTGTCATTTCGCTTTCCTTCTGTGTTACCTGCGATGGTGCAGTGGTGTTAGTATAACTTCAAATTAAACGATACAACACCCAAATTAAGTTATTTTGTAGGGATAAACCCTTATCCCTTGCCAGCTTCCAAAATTTTGTTTTCAGCAACTGTTTTGTGCAACGATTTGTGTCTTGGTTCAAATTTTTTGCGTTGTGGCTTTCGGTTTGAACAATTTTCAAGAGCATCAACCAATCGCAAATTACAAATTCTGTTGTCAGATCTGTCTCGATTGATGTGATCGATATACATGCCATGCGGTATATGGCCATGCACATAAACCCATGCAAGTCTGTGAGCGCGGGCATTTTTTCTGTTGAAGCTGATGATGATGTAACCGTCTGGATTTGCGCATCCAGCGACTTTATTTACTCGACGCCCTTGCTTTGCTTGTTTCCAAAAAAACAAACCCGTATCCGGGTTGTAATCAAAAACTTCGTGAAGTTGCTGTTGAGCTAAAATTGCATCAGTCATGAGATACCCCAAATATCAATTGATGAGAAACCCCATGAGGCTTGCAGGCCCTTGGGGTTTCGTTATTTTACCCTACCCTTCGTTGACTCTATGCGAAGGTGCGCCAGCAACACGTCGAGGTCTTGGCCAACCTCCTCTTTCCAGCGCTCAATCTCTTGCAGGACGTACTCATACCCGGCATCAAAGCCCTTGATGTACTCGGACATCACGGTCTCTGGGTCAGGGGCAGCACAAGCCCCGTGGTGCGCAAGAAACGTATTCATAGTGGTCAGCATCTCATTTACCGGGATCGGCATCTTAACGGCCTGCTGGAACCCGCAGTGTGTGCATTCCATGCAGCCAGTCTTGACGTTGTGGACGACGTGCGGCGCGGTCATGCGTAATCTTTCAAGTTGTAACCGAGCGCGGCCATTTGTTCAATAAGTTCGCTGACACTTTTACGGCCAAGGTTTGGGATTTTCATTAGCCTGCGTTCAGTGTAATTTTGCAATTGTTTTATCGTGCGAATTCCTTCAGCCTTCAAACAATTTTGTGTTCTTACCGTAACTTCAAGCGTCCAAATATCTTCTGGTTCAATTTCTTTTTCTTGTTTCCATTTTTCAAAAACTCTTTGTCGGTGCTCAAGCATTTGTTCTGCAATGATGTAAGCATCACCAGCTAGTCTGTAAGCATCTCGTGAATCATTGTCTCGCTTGGCAATCAAAGTTTTCATTGCCTCAAGCGCAAAATAGTCCAACAAGTTTTCATTTGTTAATTCGGTCATGCTTTGACCCCTTGACGAGCTTCTTGGCGACCACGATCGACCAAATGTCGGGCCTCGGTTCTATCCTCTATTGTTTCGCTCTCCAGCAGGTTTCTGATGGCCTGCGCGGTGGCAGTGCCAGACTCTATGGACTGCGCCCGCTCGTACTTGAACCCGAGGCTGATGTATTGGACTTCTGCGTGTTTCATGGTGCTCTCCTTATGCAATGTGAACAATGGTGAAGTGATCGCGCATGAAGCGCTGTGCATCCATCTCGTCGGCCGCCACGAGGCCACCGAGGATCATGTTGTAGCAATCGCGCTTGGCGTGGTAGTAGTCGGCATCACGCTCGCCTTGGCGGAAGTTGTTCCACTGGTTGGCCTTGGCGTTGCGCTCGATGTCGCGCTTGAGGTCGTGATCTGAGTAATGGGCAATGAAGCCTTGCAAGTTGTAGTGGGCAATAAACCCGCTGGCCAAGTACAGGAAGTTGTAGCCCGTCTTGTTCAGCTTGGTGATGTCCTTGCAAGCTGCCAAGACGTTCTTGGCGATCAGTTGCTTTTGGCGTTGAGTCAATGGCGTCATGGTGTGCTCCTGATTAACGGCTGGTTACTTTGACGCTGTACACAGCGGTGACTTTAGTGTGGCGAGCGATCTGCTCTGGTGTTGCGCCCAGCTCGGCGAAGAGGGCCTTGCTGTCAACCACAGAGCGGTTGGTCTCGATGTATGTGGCCTTGAACAGCTCGCCCTCAAAGGACTTGTCGCCAGTCAGGCTTGCGTCGTTCTTGATGCCGTCCTTGATGGCATCGGCTTGCTTGGTCAAAACTGCGATCTGGGCCAAGAGTGCGCCGAGGGCGTCAACGTCGTGGGTTGCTGGGGTGGTGATGATGGTGGTCATGTTGCTGGTCTTTCTGTGTTACCTGCTTTATTGCAGTGATGCTAGTGTAACTCTAAATTAAACGACACAACATCTTTTTCCAACTATTTTGTAGGGACAAACCCTAATATGTTTCGGACGTCATCCAAAAGGTCTTGCTCGTCATAACCGTAGTGCTTGGGGAAACCCTTCGTGCCAAGGCCGTGCAGGCCCGTCTTGCCCCTGTGGTGCTCTGGGCATAGTGGGATGACGTCCATGTGGCTTGAACGCCCCCAGCCCCCAGCCAAAGCCCTTGGATGGTGCAGCTCGGCTGGCGTGCCCTCGTACCCCATGCGCCTGCACACAGCGCAGCCCAGCTCGGCCACGCGGCTCATGTGCTTTTTCTCAGCCAACGTGGTCATGCTTGCCTTCTTCGTTCAGCAAGTGGTTGCACGCTGAGCAGCGCCGCTCTTTTTCATCTTCAATCTGCCGCTTTCGCCATGCAGTTGCATGTGCCTGCTCGCGCTCGATGCGCTCAAACTCTTCGTCCTCTGGTGTTTTGTTGTTCATGATCTGTTGCTTTAATTCATAGTTTTCAACCACGAGGTTTGCGTTCCTGAGCATCAACCAGTCCCTTGCCGTCTTCATGAGGTCTCGATCGATCTCCAGCTCTTCATGCGACATGCGCTCTTCTTTTTTCATATCGTTGCCTTCCCTTCAGCCCGGTTGCTGGCCTCTTGTGAGCGCCACACCTCAATGCGGGCCTGCGCCGCGATCAGCATCCAGCGCAGCTCCTCGCGAGCCTCCACGGCCTGACGCAGGGCAACCAAGTGCTCGCGATACCGTTCCGACGCATACGCCTCGCGCTCTTGCATGGCAGCCGTCTTATGGCCCATGTTTTCGGCCTCGATCATTTGCTCGGCCTTGATAGTCTTGCGTAGCTCTTCCATGTAAGTCTTGTTGCCCTCTGCCTGCGCGTAGGCCTTGGACTTTGCAATCATGAAATCGACTGCGGCTTGTGGGTCAATCAGTTTCTCACTCATCTTTATTTCCTTTGTGCGCTTCCCGCGCCCACATCATTTCCACAGCCAAGTTGTATGCGTACTCAGCAAAGTGCTTTGACTTTTCCGCGCCATTGGCCGCAAGTCCCGCAGCAATAAACATTGCGAAGAGGTCAACAAGTTCTGGTTGCTCTTTCATGCTTCACTCCCAAACAATGCCTCGCCTGCGGCTACCGGGAAGTGACCACCCCAAGCAACTATCTGCTGCACGTCCATGTGCTCGAGGAACCCATCAACCGGGCTGATGCGGTACTCAATCTGCCCCTCATGGGTTTTGACCTTGGCAATACCCACGCAGCCCTTGGACCCGTTAAACCACTTCACTTTCAACGCTTCATTGTTCATACTTCGCTCACTTTTAATTTCAACATTCCACCGACTGTGTCGGCCCAATAAATTCGCAGGTCAACGATGTTGCTGTCGTCTTCCCAAACACCCGCATGCGTACAGCCGTCAAGAACTGCCTTCAACAAGTTGTCGAGGTCGCGCCGCCTGTTGTCTGGCCGAAAGGCCTCGATCTGCACGCGCAGCTTGCCTTGGTAGTTCAACGCCACAGCCTGCAACGTCACCTGCTCGGCCACCGCCTTGCGGTAGTCCCTGCCCTTAGCGCTGATGATCATGCGGCCTTGGAAAGTGCGCCAGTAGGTGTTCATGCTGGGCGGCCACGGTAAGGTCAAATCAATCATTGGTTCTGCGCCGGGATGCGGTTGAACATCTGCTCGGCTGCATTACGCAAGGCGGTGCAGACTGTGCCCTCGTCCTCCATGTCGGCCATGTCCAGCAGCATCTGGGCACAGGCCCGGCGCTCCAAGAACATCGCTTGCTTGGTGGTCTGAATGGCGATGGCCATGATTTCCCCCTTGGCCTCGCTCAGTGCTTTGTCAAACTCGTTCTGTGTGAACAAAGTCTGACCTTGCGAAAAGATGTTTTTGTCAAAGTTCATTTCCATTCTCCTTCGTTACCTCGGTTACCTTTAATCCACTGCTCTCGAACATCTTGCTCAAGACTTGACTCGGGATGTAATTCATTCCATCCTTTGTGATAGCGGCCAGTTCGGTCAGTGTGACCCCTGAGCCATCTGTGTGTTGCATCGCGATCTTGTATCCGACGTTGGATGACCCATCGAACCAAACAACGATGCATATGCTCTTGGTCATTCAAAATGCACCTCGGTCGTCAAACGACATTGGCATGCCGCCGCTCTCGTCCACAAACTGCTGGGACTCGCGGTTGAACCAAAGGCTGTACCACTCTTCAGCTTCACCGTTTCGCTGCTTCTCACACATAAGCAAAGCGTCAGGCTTTTTGTGGTCAGGGATCTGGCCATTCTGGATGTCGTGCTCTTTCTTTTTGTTGCGCCACATCAGCAGCACGTTGTCCACTTGGTCAGCAATCGCGCCCGAGCCCTTGATGTCCGTCTTGCTTGGCTGAATCTCTTCGCTGCCAAGCTTGCGGATGTGGTGGATCAGGTGGATGTGAATGTTGTGGTCACGCGCCAGCGCTGTCAGCTCGTCGACAAAAGTCTTCTGGGCGTTGTAGTCGTCCTCGCCCGTCACACATTTCATGAGCGAGTCGATGAACACATGCTGCACGCCCAGCTCGACTGCGCAGTACCGGGCCATGGCAATCACCTGCTGGCTTGATGTCGTGCCTTGCTGGTCGTAAAACCACAAACCCTCTTGCGAGTATTCAATAAAGCGTCCAAGCAAGCGGCCAATGTAGGTGGCCTTGTCGGTGT